GAAAGCCGGGGCCGGAAAAACCCCCCCAACCCCAGGCAAAAGCCGCCCGCCGTGCCCAGCTGAAGGCAGAGCTTGAGGCACTGGACAATGCATGACCTGCTGACGGACACCCTGCCCACCGAGTGGGAGGGCCGCGCCATCGACCCTGACTTCCGGCCCATGATCTGGCTGCTGATCCGCCCCCGCCGCGCCAAAACCGACGAGGACAGCGCCCGGATGATTTGTGAAGCCGTTCAGCGGTTCTTTGTAGAGCCGGTGCCCGGAGTGCAGTACCAGGAAGCCTTTGAATCTCTGGTGCGCTTCTGCCAGGGCGGCGGCCCCGAGGACGAGGAGCGCACCGGGACTGGCAGCAGCAGCGACCCACAGGACGAGCCTGTGCTGGACTACCGGTGCGATTCCGACTACATCGTGGGGGCCTTTCAGCAGGCCTACGGCATCGACCTGACCGCCGACAAGGTACACTGGTGGCGCTTCAAAGCACTGCTTCATGCCCTGCCGCCGGAAACGCCGCTGGGCAAGATCGTGGAGATCCGGGGCAAGGACACCTCCTGCATGGACAGGGCCGACCGGGACTACTACGAGACCCTGAAAGAGCGCTTTGCCCTGCCGGATGGACTGAAGGGGGTGAAGCGGAACGAGACCCTGCAAGAGCACGAGGACGCTTTCCTCGACCGCTTCGGTTGATTCCCGCGCCCCGGTGCCCTGCCCCTTCTGCGGCAGAGCGCTGCCCGTGTGGGCGGCCTCCGAAGCCTGTGCCCACGGTTTGTGGGTAAAATGCAAAAATCCCGCCTGTAAGCGGGAAGTAGAAATCAAGTTATAAAGCCTGTGCCATTGTGCCCGCGCCGATTGAGAGGTGGACACAGTGGCATTTGATTTTAGTGTTACCGGCAATACCCAGTTAGACACCAGCGGCTTCACAAAAAGCCTTGGCAGTATGACGGTAGCAGCAGGCAATCTGATTGCTGATCTGGTAAAGACGGCCAGCAGTCAGCTGATGAATCTTGCACAGAGTGCGATTCAGACCGGCTCACTCTACGAAACATCCCTTGCCAAAGTCGGGACCATCGCAGACCTCGGCAAACTTTCCATTCAGCAGTTGGGGGATCAAATCACCGCCACCTCCAACAGCATGGGCATAGCGGCCACGGATATTGCGGAAGCAACCTATCAGGCCATCAGTGCCGGACAGGACACCGCCAACGCCGTGGCCTTTGCGGGGCAGGCGGCAAAGCTGGCAGCCGCCGGTTTTACCTCCACGACCTCTGCCGTGGATATCCTGACCACCGCGCTGAACGCCTACGACCTGAGCGCTGACCAGGCAGACCACGTTTCGGACGTGCTGCTGACCACGCAGAACCTTGGCAAGACCAGCGTGGACGAGCTTTCGTCCAGCATGGGCCGTGTCATCCCGCTGGCTGCTGCTTACAACGTCAGCGTAGAAAACCTGTCCAGCGGTCTGGCCGTGATGACTGCAAACGGTATCGCCACTGCCGAGGCGACCACTTACACAAAATCCATGCTGAACGAGCTGGGCGACACCGGCTCGACCGTAGGCAAGATCTTGCAGGCTGAGACCGGCAAGAGCTTTGCTCAGCTGAATGCTGAAGGCAAGAGCCTGGGCGATGTGCTGCAGATCCTATACGACAACGTAGATGGTGACAGCACCGCCTTTGCCGGGCTGTGGTCCAGCGTGGAGGCCGGAACCGGTGCTCTTTCGCTGGCATCGGGCGGTGCAGACAAATTCAATGGCGTGCTGGCCCAGATGGTGGACAGTGCCGGAGCGACCGACACCGCCTACCAGACCATGACGGACACCTTCCAGCATAGCATGGAAAGCCTGCAGACCACGGCAGAGAACCTGAGCATCGACCTATTCGAGGCCATGGAGCCGGGCCTGAAGGAAGCCGCAAACTGGGGCACCGACTGCCTGAATACCCTGACGAGCGCTCTGAATGAGGGCGGCCCGGCTGCCATGCTGGACGCTGCCAGCGGCATCTTGGAAAATCTGACCGCCGGAATTGTCCAGCAGATCCCCGGGCTGGCATCGTCTGCAACCCAGATCATCACTCAGCTGGTGCAGTACCTGGCCGACCATCAGGATGCGATCTTTGATGCAGGCATCCAGCTGCTGCGCAGTCTGGTGCAGGGCATCGGTGAAAATCTGCCCCAACTCATTACTGCGGCAGTTTCACTCATCGAATCTTTTGCCTCGTCACTGACCGACCATCTCCCCGAAATCGCCGCCCTCGGTGTTGATATTCTTGCCGCACTGATTCGTGGCCTGCTCTCTCTGACCGAAAATCTGGCCGGAGCAGCACTTGACCTGATTGCATCTTTTGTCCAGTCCTTCGATGATAACCACGATCAATTCTGGGAAATTGGTAAACAGGCCGTAGCAGGTCTGTGGCAGGGCATTAAAGACAGTTGGTCTGACCTGCTCTCGAATCTGACAGAAAAGGTGCGAAGCCTGGCCGATACCGCAAAACGCGTGTTGGGCATCCACTCGCCCTCGAAGGTGTTCACCGAGATCGGCGAGAACGTCACCCAGGGCCTTGTCAACGGCATCAACACCGGGGCCCCGGCGGCAGAGCAGGCCATCCAGAACATCGCCCAGACCCTCTCTACCTACGGCCCGGATTTCGCCACCGTAGGAGCCACCATCACAGATCAGTTCCGCACCAAGCTCACCGAGGGCTGGGAACAGATCCAGTCCGACATCCAGACGGATGCGCTGGGGGCCATCGAGACGCTGGCAACGGCGCTCAAGGATGGAGACCTCGAGAGCCTGGGCCTGTGGGCTGCCAGCTATTTCTGGCAGGCCTGCACCAAGGAGCAGCAGGCGCAGATTCAGGCCGTAGCCATGGGGGCGCTCAACCAGCTGGGCAGCGCTTTGGGCGGCGTGTTCGGGAACCTCGCCAATCTGGCCGCCGGTCTGGTGGCACAGTTCGTCCCCGCAGCAGCCAGCGCCACAGCCGGGCAGACCGCCCTGAACGTGGCCATGGACGCGAATCCGATTTTGCTCGTCATCTCCCTCATCGGGATGCTGGTGGGTGCCCTGTTGAGCTTCTCCGGCAAAAACAAAGAGGTCGCCTCCGGCTTCCAGTCCGTCTGGGCGGGCGTTGAGGACTTTATGAGCTGCATCTTCGAGGGTCTGATGCGTATCGTGGCGGCAGGCATCGAGGGCTTTGTCATCCTCATCAACGGCCTCATCGCCGCCTACAACAGCGTTGCGTGGCTATACGGCGGCACCATCGACTACATCAGCAACCCGGCCTGGGACTACGCCAACAAAATCGCCGCTGACCGCAAGGCCCGGCAGGCCGAGCGGAAAAAGCAGCAGGAAGCCGCCAACAATCCCAGCAGCTCCGGCTCTTCTGCCTCCTCCCAGAAGGTCATCGAGAGCATGACCGACACCAGCAAGACCACCAATGCCGACGGCAGCACCGTGACCACCAAAGTGCTCACCGAGAAGCTGCAGGACGAGACCGGAAAGATCACCCAGCAGGTGACCAAGACCGTCACCGAGGCGGGCACCAAGCTGGTGGACGGCGTGGAGCGCTCTTACAAGACCGTGACCACCTACGTGGACGGCATCCAGACCAAAGTAGAGCGCAGTCTGGATGACATCACCAAGACCAGCAGCTCCACCGGCTCCACCACGCCGACGGTCCCCACCCCGGACAAAGACCTGACCGACGCGGTGGAGGCCAACACCGAGGCCCTGCTGGCCGCAAACAGCAAGCTGGCCGAGATGGTGCGGCAGGCCAATTTTCTGGTGCTGTCGGACAACATGGCCATCAGCCGGTCTGTGGCCGCTTCCGGCACGGCGCAGGTGGCCGCAGCCGCCAACCAGTACCACCGGGAGGGCGACACCAACATCGTCCAAAATATTTACAGCAAGGCCCAGACGGCGGCAGACCTTCAGCGGGAAGCACGCTGGGAAGCCGACCGGGCCAAGGCTCAGAAACGATGAAAGGAGGGCACCGAGATGCCGTTCAGAAAAGACCATTTGCAGCTGGTCACGGATGCCGGGGCCGCTCTCGACATCGGGTGGGACTACGGCACGCCCTACTCCCTCGACCCCATCAACGGCGTGGATGTAAATCTGCAAAAGGCGCAGGGAGTGAACCAGATCGGCGAAACGGTGGAGCGCCAGAGCGTGGCCGGGGTGAGCCGTGAGCTCATCATCCACTGCCACAGCTCCCACGGCGATGCGGATGCAGAATTACTGCTGGAAAAGCTGCCCTATTTCACCAGCGGCACCATGTACTTCGAGGACAAATACTTCTGCCGGTTCGTGCTTTCCAAGACCCCCTACACAAAGAGCATCCACCCCTACCCGGTGTTGGCCTTCATGCTCTTCTGCCCGAAACCCTTCTGGTACAACTTGCAGGCTCAGAGCTTCTGCATCAACGGCTTTGTGCCCAGCTTCAGGCTGCCGGTGAATTACTCCAAGCCCCATCGGTTCGGCGTGCGCACCTCCATCGGCTGGCTGAATGCCTATAACCCTGGGGCGCTGAGCGTGCCCTTCACGGCCACCCTCAAGAGCGACGGCGCTGTGGTCAACCCCACCGTGCTGAACATCATCACGGGCCAGAGCATCCGCATCCTGACCACCCTGACCCCCGGGCAGGTCATCGAGATCTACCGCACCACCACCGACAAGCTGGCCGTCAAGCGGACGGAGGACGGCACGGAGGAGAACATCTTCTCCCTGCTGGATGAAGATTCTGACCTGCTGGAGCTGGCCCCAGGGGACAACCTGCTCAAGGCCACCGCCGACAGCGGCGAGACCAGCCTGCAGGTGACGGTGCGCTTTTATCCCATGGTTTCGGGCATTCTGCCGGAGGTGATCTCGTGACGCTGGACGTTTTGGACGAGCTGACCCTCGCCCGGCTGGGCCGTATTGAGGTGTGGGTGAGCCTTTACTGGGACGAGCCCTACAACACCGAGGGCGAGTTCACGCTGGAGGTGCGCCCCACCGAGGAGAACCTGTCCCTGCTCCGGCAGC